CCATTCCCAGCCTCCTTATCCCTCGCCTTCAAGACTGCGTACACCGTTGACACGCCTATGCCCATGTCCCCGGCGATGTCCTTCACCTTCCAGCCCGCCGCCTTGAGCGCCAGCACCTTGCCGATGTCCACCTCTATCCGCTGCCTTGGTTTTTCGTCACCCTGCTCTGGCGCCGCCTCCCCCACGGGATCTGGGTCCGGCTCCCTCAAGCCGCTATCCACGGCCCCCACCGGCTCCTTGCCATGGCTCCGTAACACATAATCAATGATGCTGCCCGCGCACATCGCACAGAAATCAACCTTTCCTGCCTCCTGGAGCCTGTCGCATGGCTCCTGCTCCATCTTCATGATGCTGACCCCGTACAGATCATCCTCTTTCCTGATCACCCGGCCGCACCGGTCACAAATATATGCCTGCATCTGCTTTTCCCTCCATTTCGCCTATCGCTCTTGCCTGAATTATGGCAATGCCAGCAGATGTCGCAGGTGGGCGTGAGCCCGCCGCATCCGCTCCTGGTGGTGCCCATTGGCATACCCGCGAATGCGGGTATGTCCCTGCCGTAAATAAATCTTAACCGTGTTTTTATATAATAAAATAGCTTTCTCACTTTATTTGCTCCTGTCCTGCTTTGTGTTTCCGGATCCTCGCCTTAAGGCTCTCCATCACCCAGCCCTGGACATCATCCTTCCGTTTCAGCGCTTCCATGACGTCTTCATCACGCGTGCCGCTGCAGACCAGGTGGTGGATGATGACCTTTTCCGCCTGCCCCTGCCTATGCAGCCTCTTATTTGCCTGCGTATACAGCTCATAATTCCACGTGAGTCCGAACCAGATGACGTGGTTGCCGCCTTGCTGCAGGTTCAGGCCGTAGGCGCTGCTGGCCGGATGCGCCAATAGGACATCCACCTGGCGGCTGTTCCAGTCGTCCTCATCCTGCGGCGTTTTCAGCTCCCGGATCCTCAAGCCTGATTTCCCCAGAGCCTTCAAGATCCGGATACGGTCATGCTGGTAATTATAAAAGACCAAAGCTGGCTTCCCCTGCAGGGATTCTATTAATTCCGTAAAAGCCTCGATCTTGCAGCCATGGACTTCATGGACATTTCTATTTTCGTCGTAAACGGCGCCATTGCCCAGCTGCAGCAGCTTATTGCTTAAGGCCGCCGCACTGGTGACCGTGACCGCTTCCTCGTCATGCAGCTCCAGCACCATTTCACGCTCCAGGTCATTGTACGCTTTCTGTGCCTTCGGGTCCAATACGACCGGTATCTCATGATAGGTGACGTCCGGCAGCTGCAGGTAGTCCTCCGCCTTCATGCTGATGCAGATATCCGATATCTTCTCAAGGATGCCCTCCTCGCTCCCAGGCTTTGCCTTGTAGTTGTAGATGACGTTATTCCCGCGATCGCCCGGATCAAAGTACCTTTCCCGGAAATGCGTGTACCTCTTCCCCAGACGTTCGCCGCCATCAAGCAGATACAATTGTGCCCACAGGTCATTCAACCCATTGGGGGATGGTGTGCCGGTCAGCTCCACCAGGCGCTCGATGTGCCCACCCATGCCGGCCAGTGCCTTAAATCGTTTTGCCTTGTGGCTTTTAAAGCTGCTGGACTCATCTACGACGACCATGTCAAACGGCCAGGCGTTGCGGTAATAGTCTACCAGCCATACGACGTTTTCCCGGTTAATGATATAAATATCTGCCGGTGTATTTAATGCCCGGATCCTTTTCGCCTGGCTGCCAAGCACTTGTGAAACCCGGAGTATTTTTGTATGCTCCCATTTATCCTTCTCCCTGGTCCAGGTCCCTTCTGCAACCTTCTTCGGGGCGATGATTAATACTTTTCTGACTTGGAACCGGTCATATTTCAATTCCCTGACAGCCGTTAATGCTACTGCTGTTTTCCCAAGGCCTTAACCCATATCTAGAAAAAGGCCTAATTTTTTAATTTCAACAATCTTGTTGATACAATGCTGCTGATAGCCGTGCGCTCTAAATATCACGGGGCATCACCTCCTTCATAAATCGTATTTACAGTCCAGAGCCTTGCCGACCTCTTTGTATCCTTCGGCCTGAAAAAACTGGCTTAAGCCGTCAATGCCGTGAATAATTTCAACTCTCTGTCCCAAATCAACCAGCCGCTTACACTGTACTTTCTGCAGGGGGGTTAATTTCCCGGTACTGGTCTTCAGTTCCACAAATATCGGCCGTCGGTTCGGGAAGATGACAATACGGTCCGGCACACCATCGTTACCGGGGCTTGTCCACTTATAGTCCCTGCCGCCCAGCTTCTTCATCTCATCGCCCAAAACCTTTTCTATCTCTCGTTCTAACAGCTTCATCAGCCCCTTCACCGTAAACCCAAAATATAAAACTCCTTACACACGTATATGACACATCCTAATCAGGTAATTTAGGCAGTATTAGGTGTACCTAGTATTATTTATTTATACCTTTATATATAAATTTGGTTTACTTAGTTTACATTATTAATATTTATCAGTATTTTAGCGGTTTTAGGTGAATACCTAGTGCGTGAACTTTCAATTTTTTTAGGTTTCATAGTTTACCGCCCCCTAAACCGTGTAAACATCTAATCCGCATTGCTTTTTCGGGATTGTTTACGCCCTCTCAAAGCCTTTTTGCGTGCCATACGGGCCATACCGTCTGACTGATTTGTTGCGCCTCCAGCCTTTCATGCCGGCAAGTATGTTGTTGATCTCTATGCTGTCCATGCGCTTCATGTACTTCAAATCGCTGCCGAGGCATTCCACCCAGATTTCAGCCGCGCACACCTTGTCACGTGGCATGAGGACCTCTCCTTCCGGCAGTTTCATCTGCCCGGCCAGAAACGTCTTACGGCTCTGTACCGGTATCTGCTCCCAGTTGGCCAGTATCTGTTTTTCAAGGAAATCATGGATCACGCCTTCCTTTGCCGAGCCCTCCCTGTGGCTTTCCTGTTGTTCCTCCGCCATTGTCTCTAATTCTTTTGAAAGATACAGTTGTTCACCCAGAGACCAATAAAGATAAGCTTCTGCCCATATCTGGTCTACCGCCTGCGGCAAATCTTCCCAGACAGACTTCCTTGCGGGATACAAGCCCACGTCGACCGGCCAGAACCGGCGGTTACCCGTGACATCTTTCAAAAATTCATGGTCGTTGCTGGTCCCAAAAAACACGCACCGGCGCGGATATTTATTCGTTCTGCGACCATATGCTGCCCGGTATATGTCATTCATTTTACTTAAAAACTGTTTGACTGCATTTGTCTCCTGCCTGGACATGGCCGTCAGCTCTCCGATTTCATTGATCCATGTCCCTTGTATCAGCTCCGCCGCCTCCTTCCCCTCAAAGCTTGACAGGCTGTCGCTGAACCAATCCTTTCCCAATATGGATAAGAACGTGCTTTTGCCGATGCCCTGCGGGCCCGTGAAGATGGGCATATAGTCGTATTTGATGCCGCCCACGACTGCTCTGCCTACTGCTGCGCACAATGATTTGCGGATAACCGCCCTTGTGTAAGCGGTGTCCTCTGAGCCGAGGTAATCGGGCAGCAGGGTGTCAAGGCGTTTGGCGCCGTCCCATTGAAGGCTTTTAAGATACTTCTTTACATCGTTGATCTTATTCTGGCTGCTGACGATCAGCAGGGCATTATCAAGCTTATCCCGCCCCGTGATGCCGTAAAATGTCTCCATATACCGGTAGAAGCCTGCATCATCCGCATCTCCCCATCGGCGTTTATCCATGCAGCCGTTCCACGGCAGTGAGCCTAATGCCATGCCGCAGCTGGCAAATTCATCAGTGACGATCTTTCCTTTTAATAAAGGGTCATTCTCCAATACGACGACCGCATTGTTGATGGTCTTCTCTATCCTCCCGTTGCCGTCTCTCGTGAGCCTGCCGACCCAGCTTAAATCTGTTTCATCTTTTTCAGTCTCCTGTGTGGCAAACGCTTGTCTTGCCTGTTCAAATCGTTCTTTTGCAATCAAGTCCGCCACCGGTTTGTCCCCGGCGGCCAAACGGCTCATGGCTACGAACGACGGCAGCTTGTTGGCCGGTGTTCCCTCCTTGGCTTCCTTGTCCATGTCGGCGTACATATGCAGCCGGATCAGGTCAAACGCGTTGACCAGAAGCCCGGAGCACGGATCCGTTGCGTGATGGGAATATAGAAACAAATTGCCGTCATAGACAATGGCACCACCCATGGTAGAACCGCCCGTATAAGTGTACCTGCCCGGGATATCTGTCGCTTCATACATTCCCGGTATAAATTTATCCATGGCATCTATGACGTTATATGTCCGGCAGAATGCGCCGATAATCCCCCGTTTGCCTGTCGGGTCCTCCTGCTTGGCCAGCCGCCTGCGTTCGACAGCCTCTGTTCCCGGTACCTGCGGCCAGGCAGACACATCCTGCCAGTCACCGTACAGGTTAAGCAGGCCGTCCAGGCTGCAGAACGGGTTATCATAGACCTCGTAAATATATTCGCTGTTACTGCTGCAGCTTGGCCAATACATCAGCCTGGAAGCCTCGAACGTCGTCGGATCACAAAACTCAATCCCGATGAGCGCCGCCGCTTTCCTTGCCGCCGGCTCATACTGGTCTGCCGTACAGGTTTTATCAAGCGGTATGATGATTCTCAGCCTGGGGGCATATTCCGTATGTTTGCGCGTACTGTAAACAGCCGCGGCACACCCTAAGCCACTCACTCGTTTTAAAATATCCTGTGTCTGCCCAGCAGGTATGTTATCCATATCAAGGGTCATCAAGTCCCTGCCTGCCACATAAGATGCTTTCCTGCGGTCACCGGTAAACGTACCGCCGACAAAGCCGCCAACGTCCTTTAATTCGTCCTGCCGTGCCTTAGGCAGCGCGAGGTAGGCATCTAATGATTCCATTCCCCGCACGGGGTTTTTTAGCCTTTCGGTGAACTCCGACCAAAGGATACCGCTCTTTGGCCAATGTGTTGCCTTCCGGCTGCCGGCGGTGCTGATGGTTAATTTTCTGTTGTTTATCACCGGACAACCCTCCTAATCTTTCATATAATAGCTACATTCAAATCCTGCACCCTTTAAAATCAATTCCGGAGCCCAGCCGATCGGCTCGGCCATCAATTCACAGATATCATCAACGCTGATACTTCTCGGGGCATCAATAACGACCTCGTCATGGACGTGGAATACAGCCTGCAATCCCAACGACCCCACTCTGGTCAACGTTACGGCCAGACAATCTCTGGCGATGGCCTGCACAATGTTCTCAACCATCTTCCCACCATAGGTGGAGGTCACTTCCCATTTCTTCGTATTCTGTCCAACGGTATAATAGTGGACTGCCATCTTTCCGAACTGATTCTCCTTTAAAAAAGGTTTAGGATAATAAAGTTTCCTGCCGGATGGCAGCCGCACCGTAAGAAATAACTGCCCGTAAATCAAGTCCCCTTCAAGGGCAAATATTAACCCGTAGATGGCTGCCGGCTGTGCGGTCTGCATCACCGTTAAGGCTGTCTGTTCAATTGCATACCAAAGGTCGACAATCCGCCTGTTGGCCTGCCGCCATCGGTGAACGATATCCGGCAGTTCTTCCTCCGACAGGCCCATTTTCAAAGCGCCCATGGCTTTTAATGCCGCCACAGAGCCCTGATAGCCCAGGGCAAGCGTGGCCACTTTACCCTTTTGTCGGAGTTCATACTCCGGATTCCCTTTGACAATCTTTTCAATCGGCACGTGGAACATCTGTGCCGCGGTTGCCTCATAGATTTTTCCGTGTGATGCGAACACCTCATTGACCCACTGCTCGCCTGCCAGCCAGGCGATTACCCGGGCTTCAATGGCAGCGAAGTCGACCACGATGAACTTATTCCCGGTTGAAGGGATAAAGGCTGTCCGTATCAGCTGAGAGAGCGTATCAGGCACATCCCCATATATCAGCTTTAAGCCTGCGTAATTCTTGTCTTCGGCAAGCGCCCTGGCAATATCCAACGTCTTCATGTAGTTCTTCGGCAGGTTCTGCATCTGTACCAAACGCCCCGCCCATCTCCCGGTCCGGTTTGCGCCATAAAACTGCGAGATCCCGCGGATGCGACCATCATCGCACCTGGATGCTGCCATGGTTTGATATTTCTTGATTGAAGTCTTTCCTAACTGCTGCCGGATTGTCAGTATCCGCTTAACTTCTGCCGGGTAATCCTTATCCAACATATCTTCTACGGTTGCCTTCTGCAGGTTTGATACTCCGTCTCCTGTCCGTGCTTCCAGCCAGCCTGTCAGCTGCTGGACACTGTTTGGGTTATCCAAGCCTGTGATTTGCACGGACTCCCCAGTCAAGGCTTCTTCACTTAACGCATTGATATATAAAGCGCCATCAATCAGGTTCTTATCTACCTTCACACCAAATGCATTCATTTTAATGTCCGACTGCCAAAGCTTCTCTTCATCTTTCGGTACGGGAAACTGGCTCAGGCGTTTTAATATTTCCCGTTCGGTCATGACGTCCTGTTTACAATAGTCTTTAAATAAAACCCATTTGTCAGGATCATGGTGCGGCAGATTCCACTGACGCCCGCCATTCTTCTTTGTCGGCTTGCACGGCACACAAAAGTACCGGATTAAGGCACTGCCCGTCGTCAGCTTCTGTTTATCCTGCGGTAGACCGATGGCCTTGCCCGTGGCCGCCAAACCGGTCGTATAGCCGCAGTACAATCCGTGGAACATGGTACACCGCCATTGCTCTATCGGTGTCTTGTATCCGGCCTGATTGAGGCAGTACCATTCAAAAGCAGCATTATAAGCATGCTTGATAGCATTTGGATTAGACAGTGCGGCCACAATCCACTCAGGTATAGTTTCCCCACACGCTAAATCTATGATTTCAATTTTTTCATCATCCCACTGCCAGGCGAAAAGTAATATTTCAAAGTCTTCAGACCGTGCATACCGGTATGCGCCGGCTTTCCCTATATTCACGCTGCTGCGTGTCTCAATGTCAATGGACAAATGATGTTGTTTCATATGCTTCTGCCTTTCTGGTTGACATAAAGGGGACAAATCCCCTTCACATTACATGGGTAATCCAGTCACCGGATTAACGGCCTGCGATGGTGTTGGTGCGGTATACGGATTTGGCCGCATCTGTGCTGCCGCCTGCTGCGGTACCACGTACGGATTTGTCTGGGCCTGGCCCTGTGGGGCTCCGAATGCCTGTGCTGCTGTTGGGGCGCTGCCGCCTAAGGATTCACCGTCCCTTGTTTTCATAACGGGGCCTAGCCCGCAGCCGATGCCTTTCTTCCCGCCAAAGGCATATGGATAAAATGACACATTCACACGGGCATAAATGCCGCTGTACACCTGTGACTGATTAATGATGGGGTTCCCCCTCTCGTCAACGACTTCCGGCGGATAATCAGCCTTTGCACTGGCCGTAAATACCCAGTGGCCTTTGCACTCTGCTCCGAACGGCATACCGTCGGATGGCCGTGTCCCGTCACCGTCATAAACCGGTGTCGGTATCATTGGCGGCTGTATGCCCCCCCATTTATCGGATACGCCTTTTGCCTTCGCCGCTTCGATCGCTGCACTGATCCGCTCCATTGTTGCGGTATCTGACTTTGGTATCAGTGCCGTGCAGCTGAATTTTTCTTCCTGCCCTGGCTGAAACGCGTACGGTTTAAATAGATGTACGTAGCTTAATCTTGCTTCTCCTGTGGTTACGTTTGTTAAATCATTCATATGATCGCTCCCCATTCTCTCTAACATTTTTTCTTGTTCATAATAATCAATTTCATCTTTGAAAAGGCTCACCCAACGACCTCCTTAAAGGCTTCTGCAGCGCTTACCTTGTTTGTAATTGCCGGCCTTTTATCCTGTTCCCTGGCCAGCGTCGGCTTCCCTGGAGCCTTGATCACATATTCACCGACACACCCTGCAAAGTCTTTCTTTCCGACAATCTTTTCTACTTGTGCCAGGGTCAGCGGTTTGCGTTCCCACAACACGGCCTCGTCAACTATTCCGGTTCGTTCCAGATAGGCGAAGGCAGCGTCCATATCTGTCCATTCCCTGCAACCCCGGCCTTCGACCGCTTTCCAACCCGGAACCTCTTTCCCTGCCAGGCACTGTGCCAGTGCAAGATCTTGTAAATCCTTAAGCCATTTGGCGACATCCTCGCCCTCCACCAGGTATCGGCCCATCTCTTCGTTGGTGATGAGCGGCGGTTTTTCCCCGATATGAAACGCAAGCTTTACATTTTCGTCTGCCCTTGCCCGGCAATGCCCTCGCGCCCGGCACCATTTGCAGGTTTTTAGCTCCGGCGTATAATCCCCCTTGCCATCAATGGCAAGCGCGGCGCGTGCTTTGACATAATCGCCAAACGCCAAAAGCCTGTCCATGGTGCAGTCCCACTCGGATATGCCGTCCGGGAGCCTTGGCTGTACGATGGCCAGCCTGACCTCCGTAATTGGATAGAGAATCTTGTAGGCCTCATAGGCGCCCAGAGCGTATAACATCATCTGTGGGTTTTCCTCTGCCGAAACCCTCCCGTCCGGACTCTTCCCATACTTAAAGTCAATGACATAAATCGTATTGCCGGATATTAAGATGCAGTCGGCGGTTCCAAAGCCTTCCGCTACATAGGCACTAAAATCCACTCTTTTTTCAACTGCTACATAAGGTATGGATTTGAATCCCAGAGCGGTCGTCTTGATGTAATCCAGATAATCATCCGTATAACCCGCCATCTCGTCCTGCCAAAGCTCGTTTTTCTTAAGCTTGTTCGTGTTCATCGTCAGCTTGCGCTTGCTGACCTGCGCCGGGTAAAAGTAATTACGTACCTTCATCTCCGCCAGCTCGTGCGCCAGGGTGCCTTCCGCGGCGGCGTCAGAAGCGGCATCCGGGAACTGCCGCTCCAGGACGGCGCTCGGCGTGCATTTAAGCCACCGGTGCGCCCCTGACGCGCTTAACAGCGCATGCGCCCTCTCCTCACGCCCCATTATATCTGCGCCCCCAGTCCCCGGAGCCCAGTTGCAAAAGCACCGTACTGGCTCTGCGGCAGCATCGGCAGGGCCTCCACGCCATACCCGGCCAGCAGCTGCTGCAGCTCTGCTTGTTTCCCGGAGTCCATCAGCGTCATGGCCGCCCTTGCCAGGTCATCAAGCGCATATGTGGCTGTGGCCGTTGGCACTGTAGCCATAGCCCCTGCTACCGGATTGGCTGCGGGGGGAGCGGCTTGGGCTGCCGGCTGTATTGGCTGTGCCTGGATTTCAACCGGAGGGGTGGTGGCAGGCTGTACGGACGCCGTATTCTGTGATTCAGGTCGTGCCGTGACAGGCTGCCGGCTTTCTTTTCCCACTCCCGCCATCATGGCTGCGAAGCCTTTCATCTCCTCAATTGATTCAAATGTCACGTTAATTGTCATAATTCGATTCCTCCTAATTTTTCTTTGAGTTGTATAAGTTCCTCCTTGGTGAGGGTTGTCCCCCTCGTCATCTCCGACCGGCCGTCATTCCAGCCCCTTAAGTCATATACGGGCTGCCTGCCTCCCCACGAGACCAGGTTGAGCTCCTTGTGGTATCTCTTTCCCGGGCCCGCTGGGAGCAGCGCCAATGTCTCTATTATCGTATAGCTGATATCCGCCACTATCCTCATCCCCACTTTCTTGGCAGTCGCGCCTCTCCCCTAGGTCGAGGCTTGCCCCGCAGCGGGGGCAGGCATGGAAATAAGCCATTGCATGGCCCCCCTTCCTGTGCTACAATGGGCACATAATTATTATTTTTTAGTTTCCTGGACCCCTTGAAGTCGCCGCTTCGATGAGGGGTTCCTTTTCTATGAGTGCCGTCAGCGCCTTTATGCATCTCTCGTAATCCCTTTGGCTGAAATCCTCGCCCAACCGGAACCCTATATGCAATAAGCGATCGCAATCCGGATGCATGTCCCCATTTTTAACCCGTCTTAGTATCCGCACCTCAAAGTCCCTGTGCCTCCCGAAATAGCCATAGCTTGCTGAGAGCCCATCGCTGTCCACCAATTCGCACAGCCTGATCAGCTCATTCTTCTTGGCCTCGTTCCGCCTGCGCATATCGTCCGCTGCTGTTCCTTTGATATCTTCGATCGCCAACATTGCGCCTCCTCCTTCCAATTCTTATTTTGTATTTTGCCGCCTGCGCCGCTAAGGCCCCCAGCCAGAGCAGGCACATGATGATGCAGCACATCTCTGGGGACCGCGCTGTAGGCCGCATAGATTGCCGGCACCCCAAGTATCAGGGTTGCTTGGATAAAGTTAAGAAACTTTCTCAACGGCCTTGCCCTCCATAAAGCTCTGTAAGTCCCCCTTGCAGATTCGCCAGAGCTTGCCGAACCTGGTGCATGGTATTTCACTATTCCTGCACATCTCCCTGACCCTTGTCGGCGTTAGCCCCAGCAGTCTGGCGGCGTACACTGGATCCATGATGACCGGAACGTCATCCCAATTCGTGATGGGTCTTTGCTTCATGATAATGCCTCCCTTTCCATATTTTATTTCTGTTGCGTATAGCTCTTACGATTACTGCAGGTTTACTAATCAATGACAACGAGCACTATTGCTGGACCGTTGATTGTCACTTCAACATCTTCATAAGGTTCGGCAATAGTTGTCTCAACCCCCTCTCTTTTCGAAAGCTCCTTAACTAATTCTTCGGTTGGATATCTTACTAACTCTTCCAACACTCCCGCCTCCCTTACCCTGCTTTGCTCACCTTAAGCTATTGCCTTGAACTTCATTTTCATAAGTCGATTTGTCAGCACTGACTTTCTTTCCTGAAAGTCTATCCCTACTTCCAGTAACCCTATGTCAACCCTTTGAAGGGTCTCGACCGCCTTTATTTGCTCATTCGTTAGATATGGTCTGATTACAGCTCCTTTTTCTAATCCGTTAGATTCCCTGAACTTTTTAGCGTCCATGCCTAGCACAATTCTGTAAATCATATTAATTTCATTTGAAAAGTGGTAGTGTTTAGGCTCTTCGTTCGCCAATAAAACAGCTTCTGTAAATGCGGGAAATTCCATCTTTGTTGTAAGCAGAGATTTTATAAACTCTTCCATTCGGTTGAAGCGATTTATGTAAGCAATTTTAAACTTCATAGCCTTTTTCCCTGTATATCCCATAACCAACAAAGCAAACCCGTCTTTTGTAAGCAGAAATTTCGGGTATCCCTTCCCCCTACTCTTATAGTTTGACTCCTCAAAATTGAGGAGCGAAAAATCGTCTTCTGATTCTTCGATTACCTTTCTCACGTCTCTCAAGACATTATCGTGAGACTCCCGAATGTTTCTGCAACTTGCAGGCTATCGCAGAATGCCTTCCCGTCTTTTTCATAAAGGTTAAATTCAGGGTTTAAGATTAGCTTCATGTAATCCTCCTCTCTTATTTTCAGTCTTTCATTGTTCTGCTCGCCTCTTCAAGGTCTCTTAAATCGTCTCCGTTGATAAGATATTGCTTACCGATTTGAATCGCCGGAATTTTTTTGTTTCTGATCCACCTCCACACAGTTCCGACTTGAACTTGATATCTTTCGGCAATTTCTTCACAAGAATAATACTTCGTCATTTTACCCTCCTTTACTTCATCACATTTATTTAGTTTCATTTTTTAAACTTTTATCATAAAAAAATATATTGGTATTTCATCAATGCCAATATCTAACAACCTACACCACTCAATAATTTCTTTTTGGGAAAGGCCTATCCCATTATTGAGCTTTAAAGACATTGACCTATCCGACATATCATTAGCACTTGCAAAACACCCTTGTGTTCCATATTTTTCTACAATCCTTCCACGCAGCTTGCTATAATCAAACATAACTCCATTTGACACTTTCCTCCCTCCTTTCTTTTGTGTTTCACTTTTGAAACTAATTAGATAATAACATCCCCTAGAATTGTTGTCAATATTGAATTTTCATTTTTTAAACTTTTTTAATAAAATCTATTGTAATTTAGTTTCAATTTTGATATAATACGTCAAGAGGTGATGAAAACATGATTGAACCAATAGAGAGTTTTAAAAAGAGGTTGAATCAGGCAATGTCTGCAAAGAATATGAGACCTGTAGAATTAGCAGAAAAGTGTAATATTTCTAAATCTACCATTAGTCATTATATGTCAGGATACACAGAGCCAAAATCAAATCGACTTTATATAATTGCAGAAGTTCTTGATGTTAACGAAGCTTGGTTAATGGGATTAGATGTTCCCATGGAGCGGGGCACTAAGTCGTTATTGGTGGATTCTAAACAAGCATTTTTAACCTATATTGATAGTCTTGGATATCATATACATAGAGATGATCCCGAGCATAAGCCATTTATACGTGTAGATGATATCCTTGTTCGATTAAAACATGATACTCTTGATTCTCTGAAATTACGTATTGATAGTTATACTAAAGCCTCTATTGACTCCGAAATATTATCACTAAAAGAAGAGCAGATAAAGGAAGAGCGGCTTGAAAAAGAAAGACTAGTTCAGCATCTGCTCAACGCCGCCCACAAGCGTACCGACGCAGAGACAACCGACGAAATGGAAAAGCACGATGACGATATCATGAATGACGACGACGAATGGAGGTGATTTTATTGACTTATGAAGATCTATTGATAGAATCAGATAAAGAAAATCTGATTGTTAGGGAGAAAGCTCTTGTGAATAATGACGGCCGGATCCGCGGCAACAGGATCGCCATCAGGAAAGACATCCCCACCACCGTGGAGAAGGCCTGCGTCCTCGCCGAGGAGCTCGGTCACTACCACACCTCCGCCGGCGACATCATCGACATGCAAGACGTGAGGAACCGCAAGCAGGAACTGAGGGCGCGGATGTGGGCATACGACAGCCAGATCGGGCTGATGGGCATAGTGGCCGCCTTCAACGCCGGCTGCCGCAATCGATATGAGATTGCCGGGCATCTGGACGTGACGGAGAAGTTTCTTGATGATGCCCTGGAGGCATATAAGAGCAGATACGGGACATGCACGGTCATCGACCACTATGCAGTGTATTTCATCCCGAACCTGGGCGTTGTAAAAATGATTTGAAATCTAAGTATTGTTAGGGGGAAAAATGATATGGCAAAAATGAAATGCCCAAAATGCAAAAGCCACAATATTCAAGTTATGGGAAATAACCGCAAAGGCTTTTCTATCGGCAAGGCAGTCGGAGGTGCATTATTAACCTCTGGAATCGGGGTGCTTGCAGGATTCGCTGGAAAGAAAGGCAAGTATGAATGCTTCTGTGGGGACTGCGGTCACAGATTTAAAGTAAAATAGCAGAAAAATAAATCCCCTGCGCTACCAACACGAGGGCTTCACATAGATACTGCAATGATGGCTTATCCACATATTATCCACAAAGTTATACACAATTTTGGTTTTAACATTGACATTCACGGCGGTTTGGTATAGAATAATAGTAACAGAACCGCCCACACCTCTCCACGATGTGTCCCAAGGGCGGACTTTTCACTTTAAATGAGGGAGCATATGGAACCTAAAGAGCCTAAGACATTTGAAGAGCAGATGTATCTTATAAAAGAAAAAGGATTCGTGATCAATGATGAGGAACGTTGTATAAATTTTTTACATAATGCAAACTATTATCGTCTGTCCGCCTACTACCTGCCTTTTTTGGATTTAAGGACAGGCGAGTATTTTAAAGGCGTCCCTTTTGAGCGAGTACAGCGTATATATGAGTTCGACCAAAAGTTACGCTCCCTTGTGTTCGGAGCCATTGAAGAAGTAGAATTTTACTTACGGACACAGCTTGCCTATCATCACGCCCATGCATACGGCGCGACCGGGTATTTGGATGCCAAGTCATTCAATAGCACTCATGATCATGCGTTGTTCATAAAGCACGTGCATGCCTGTGTTGAGGAAAATAGGCTCTCGTTAGTCGTGAAGCACCATAAAAATAAATATCAGGGGAATTTTCCATTATGGGTTATAATTGAATATTTTTCAATGGGCATGTTATCATACTTCTATCGTGATATGATAACGCGCGATAAGAAGATGCTCGCCACAAAATTGTACGGTACGACGCCGCTGTATGTAGAGAGTTGGCTGCGCTGCCTTACGGACCTTAGGAATAAATGCGCTCATTACTCACGAATATACTACTGGCCATTCTCCGCAACCCCCAAAATCCCACCTGATATAAGCTACGTCGCTGGGCGCCGGGTATTTGCACAACTCGTGATGCTTAGGCTGCTGTACCCAAAAACAAGTTCCTGGAATGATAATTTTTTCATACCGTTAAAGCATTTGATTGCTCAGTATGCAGAAGACATTTCTTTAAAACATCTGGATTTTCCTATGACGTGGGAAAAATTTTTGAAATCCAAATAACAAAGCCGCCCCTGGCGCAAACAGGAACGGCTTCGCATAGATACTATCGTCAGGACAGGCGCCCTGATATAATACCGCAACTCATGCATATTATATCATTCCTGCGCCCGTTCTGCAATAGGCGCATTTTAAATTCAATTGACCATAACTAACTTTAAAAAGGGAAAGGAATGATATTATGCCTAGGAAAAGCAACAAGAAGAGGGACGATGGCCGCATAGCCGTGCAGGTGTATATTGGCAGGTCTCCGGAAGGCAAGCGCAAATACAAGACCGTGTATGGGAAGACGCAGAAAGAGGCTGATGCCAAGGCAGATGAGCTGAAGCTTTTACTTAGAAAAGGCATCGACATCACCTCTAATAACGACACGTTCAGTACATGGTCCGAGCGTTGGCTTAATATAAAAGAAACCGAAGTATCTCATGGGCAAGCCGTGTCGTACAAGTCAGCCCTCAACCATTTGAATTCCCATGTCGGAGTCGTGCCGATATCTAAGGTCAGAACGATCGACTTACAGGAAATTATTACTGATTTGGCAAAACACAACCCTAACACGGGCAAACCATCATCAAAGCAAACCCTAAGAGTTATTAAAATCACTGCGTCACAGGTCTTCCGGCTTGCAATTGAAAATCGTGTTCTGGAATACGACCCTGCCGCCGCTGTCAAACTGCCAAGCTCCTCACCCGCAGGGCAAAGGCGCGCCCTGACATCCGAAGAGCAGCAATGGATTGCGGATACTCCTCATAGGGCTCAACGGGCTGCAATGATAATGATGTACGCCGGGCTAAGGCGGGGCGAATTAATACCCCTGACGTGGCATGATGTCGACTTAAAAAACAAGACGATAACCGTCAACAAGTCCAGTGAGTGTATCAATGGGAACTTTGAAGTGAAAGGATCCGCCAAGACGAAATCGGGAATGAGAGCGGTAAGTATTCCCCAAATTCTTGTGGACTATCTTGTCTGCGAAAAGCATGAGGGCATTTATGTGTGCGCCAATTCCAACAACGGTGGGATGCATACCGGATCGTCATGGAAGCGCATGTGGGATAGCTACCTTTGTGACCTGAATATAAAATACGGAGCATTTGCAAATAGGCCCAAAAGCAAATTCGACCCTAAAGGAATCCCATTTGTGATCCCACATTTTACGCCGCACTGGCTAAGACACACGTTTGCATCGATACTTTACATGGCAGGCGTCGATGTATTAACCGCAAAAGAGCAGCTTGGTCATTCAGACATCAAAACCACCCTACAAATATATACCCATTTAGACAATCGGCACAAGCTCAGATCAATGAATAAAGTAAATGAGTACATAAATAATGCAAGTCATGTGCAAGTCAGTAAAAAACTATAGCCCTTTATTCATAAGGCTTTGAACCCACTTTTTTTCTTGAATGGCATTCAAGAGGCCGTGGGTTCGAGTCCCATTATCTCCACTATGAACCCGTTAACCGCATAGGATAGCGGGTTTTCCCATGTCCTCACGCCAACCTGCTCCCGGAGGTCACTGCT